ATACTAATGCCCAAAAATAAGAACTATCTTCCACAGACTATTATAGAGGATAGGAAAAAGATAATAATTGCAGGTATGTTAACATCTATGGAAATACTCAAGAATGAGTTTGGATTTACTGAAAAACAAATTAATAAATTTGCTGATTTATATACACCTACCTTAGATAAGCACTTAAAGGGTGATGAAAAATGATTAATCCATTTAAGCCTATAGATATCGAAGTAGATAAGCTAGTGCAAATATATCAGCAAGGATATATAGAAATGCTTAAAAGATATAATGAGCTTTCTTTAGTTGGCAATGATACTAAACATGCTAGAGCACTACTTCAAGAGATACAAAATATACTATCTGAGCTTGATGATAATACGGCTAAATGGATTGAGAGAATGATACCTGAAAGCTATAAATTGGGTTATCAAGCAGCATATATGATGTATCCTTCTATCATGAAGAGTGAGGAAGCTTCTATTGTATTTAGTGGACTTCATAAGCAAGCAATCGAAGTTATAGCTTATAATATGCAAAGTTCACTATTAGATGCAACTCAAAAGGTTGGTAGAGCTTCAATTGATTTGTTTAGGCAAGTAGGATTAAATGCTACTAGAAAATCAATTATGATGGGCGAGAGTAAAAAATGGACTCAAGGAGAAATACTAAAAGCTCTTGAGGATAATGGGATATCTGCATTTGTAGATAAGGCAGGACGTAATTGGAATTTAGATACTTATGCTGAGGTGGTTGCAAGAACTACACCGCGTGAAGCTGTAAGCCATGGAACCATGAATAGGCTACTTGAAAATGGCAAAGATTTAATTCAAATATCAAGTCATGGAATAACCTGTGATCAATGTGCGCCACTTCAAGGCAAGGTTTTTTCTATTACTGGAAAAACACCAGGATATCCAAAGTATCAAAATTATGTGCCAGTTCATCCGAGGTGTAGACATACTGTAATGGGATATATAAGAGAGCTTGATGATAATGCAGATGAAACTCAAGCCTTAAGTAATACATCAATTGAAAAAGATAATAGATCACCACAACAAAAGGCTGCATATGAAGCAGAACAAAGGAATAAAGCTAAATTTAGATTAGATAAAAATCAGTATCAAGATTATGTTTTAAAACTAGGGAAAGATGCACCAAAGAGTTTCAGTGGTTTTAGAAGTATGAAAGCAGCTGATAGTAGAAAGTGGAAAGAACTTCAAAGGAAGTATAAGGAGGAACTATGAAGCCTATAAAAACAGAAAGCAGCAATGCAGTATTAAGAGCCCCTAAGGATGATGACAATATAGATGATTTGCCAATAACTAAATTGGAGTTTTTGGACGGAACTCATGCAATTGAAAGTTGTTGGGAAGTATCTGAAGAAGAAATAGAAATAATAAAGAAAACAGGTAAAATTTATTTTTTAGCTGAAGGCGATACACATCCGCCTATATTATTAAGTGCTAAATCGCAATTAGAGTCTTAGAAATAAGGCTTTTTTTATTTTGCCTTTAACTTGCTGTAGGTTATAGAAAAACAGCATGGAATTAACAGTCTACAGGACTTAAAACTGGAGGTAATTATGTTTATATCAAAGAATGGTTTAATACCAATGAATCTACAATTATTTGCAAGAGGTCCTCTTATGGCTCCTGATGAAGGGGGCGGAAATGGCGGAGCTGGAGACGGTGCAGGCTCCGAGGAAGAAAAAAGCACTGGTGATGAAAAGAAGTTTTCTCAGGCTGAACTTGATGAACAGATTCAGAAAAGATTAGCTAGAGAATCTAAAAAGTATGACAAATATAAGGATTTAAACGATGAAGAATTAAATACTTATAAGCAATGGAAGGCTGAACAAGAAACTAAAAAACAAAATGAACTATCAGACCTTCAAAAAGAAAAGGCTGCAAGAGAAAAGCTTGAGAAAGAAAAAGGCAATGTAGTAGCTAAAGCAAATGCTAGGCTAATTAGAGCGGCTTTTTTAGTTGGAGCAAAGGATATTCCAGAGGATAGAAGAGAAGCAGCTTACAAACTTACAGACTTATCTGCAATAACAGTAGATGATGATGGAAATGTAGATGAAACTCTTCTTAAAGCTGCAGTAGATGATGCTTTAAAAGCTTATCCATGGTTAAAGGATGCTACTACTCAAAAGAAAGATGTTGGTGGTGGTGCTGGAAATGGTGGAGGCACTTTGACAGCTGAGGAAATTGCAAAAAATAAAGCAGAGGAAAGAAATAAAAAACAATCAGAGCGTAAGTTCTGGTAATTACAAGGAGGAATAAACCATGAATTTAGAACAAATTAAAGTAACAACAGGTGATACATTCACTAATTTTTTAGACAGTGATCAAGTAAGATTTAAGACTGGTGGAGTAACAATTGATAAAGCAACAGTAACTGCTGGATCAGATAGCAGGAAAATATTAAAAGCTGGTGCAATTATCTGTGAAGTTACTGCCAGTGGTAAATATGGTCCATTTGATGCAGGAGCTACAGATGGTAGACAGACACCTGCAGTAGGAAAGTGCTTTATACTTGCTGATGATGTAGATGTTACTTTCACAGATGCACAAGAAGGCGCAATTGATATGGCTAGAGTATTAACTGCAAGACTTCCAATAGCTCCAACAGCAGCAGTAAAAACTGCATTACCTTTAGTATCTTGGGTTTAATATTTAATTTAGAGAGGATGATGAATAATGAGTAAAATACTTGATATTTTCAATGACAAAACTGTATTAACATATGCTAGAGCAAGAAAAGCTCCAGTAATGCTAGGAGCAAGTCTTTTTCCACACAAGAAAATTGATGATTTGGATTTCACTTATATAAAAGGTTCAAGCAATATTCCTGTAGTAGCTAAAGTTCATAGCTTCAATTCTGAGGCAGAAATAGCTTCTAGGGATGGTCTTGCTAAGGTAGATGGAAGCTTGGCTCTTATCAAGAGAAAGATTAAAACTGATGAAAAAGATATAATCAAACTTGAAAGACCAAGAACTGATAGAGAAGAGCAGTCAGCTATTAACACTATTTATGGCGATATAGACAACATGATGAATTCTGTATACGCAAGAACAGAAATGATGAGAATGGAAGCTATTCAAACAGGGCAAATAGTTTTAAATGAGAATGGTGTTAAAGCTACTATAGATTATCAAACACCAGCAAATCATAAGGTTACTCTTTCAGGTACAAATGTATGGACTGACCCTGCATGTAAGATACTTGATGATATCTACAATGGTGTAGATAGAATTGTAGCTGATACTGGTATAACTCCAACTAGAGCTTTAACTGTTAAGTCAGTAGTAAGTGATATGCTTAAGAATCAAGCATTAAGAAAAGCAATGTTTGGTGTTAATAGTGATAAGGTTGCTACACTTGCTGACCTTAATCAGTTGTTAAGCTCAATGGATCTTCCAATTATAGCTACTTATGATGACCAAGTAAGAGCTCAAAATGCTGATGGTACTTACTCAACAATGAAGTATATGCAAGCAAATAAATTTATACTCCTTCCTGATGGAGACTTAGGAGAAACTCTTTTTGCTCCAACAGCTGAAGAAATTAAGTCCAAGGAAGCAAATGGGGATGAATATGTATTTGTGCAGCTATATGATACAAATGATCCTGTAGCTACATGGACTAAAGCAGTATCTATAGCAATGCCAACATTCCCACTAGCTGATGCAGTATACATGCTAACAGTTAAATAGTAGAAAGGAGATAGAGAAATGGCTAATAAAAATACAGAATCAGAAGCAAAAGAGGTTGAGATGGTGAAACTCTCAGCCTTAACTACAATATTACACAATGATAAGGAAATAAAACCAGGTAAGAAATTTGAAATTGAAAAGGAATATGCTGATAGGTTAGTTAAAAATAAAGCAGCAGCATATTTAGAAGAGCCAGAAGAAGAGTCAGAGGAGGAAGGAGCTGAGGAGTAATGGATATAAACTCAGCTGATACCTATATAAATCAAAGCATGGGAAAAGCTAAGTGGAATATGCTTGATACAGATACTAAGCAGCAGTATATTTTCACAGCAAAGTCTATTGTAGATGGAATATCCTCAAATACCAATATAAACTATGAAAGAGCCATATATGAGCAAGTAGTATTTATGCTTATGTATGGCTTTAATCTTCAAGATTTACAAAGTGTTAGTATTGACGGAGCTAGTAAAACTTATAAGAGTGGCGCTAGCTCTTACATTTCACCAGTAGTTAAAAATATACTTAAGAAGCGAGCTAGTAAACTATTATGATTACTCAGCTACTTAATAAAACAGCTACTTGGATTCAAACTGGTGAAAGTGATGGATTAGGAGGATATTTAACTACAGATAATGGAGAAATAGCTTGTAAGGTTACTGAAAAGTTTAAGCTTGTAAGAAATATTAAAGGTGATCAAATAACTAGCCAGCTTCAATTGGATGTTTTAGAAGATATTAAAACAAATGACATAGTTAAATACAAAGAAGTCGAGTATGCTGTGTTAGGGGTTGAAACTAAGCTTGATTTAGAGGAAATGATTGAATACAAGAAGGTGTATTGCTAATGAGTAGTGATTTTGAAATACACTTTGAAGGATTGGACAGTTTATTAGAAAACTTTGATGAATTAGAAAAAGCAGCTGAACAAACAATTAAACAAGCTGTTAAGGATTGCATTGAAGATTTGGGAAAAGTGTCTGCTAAGCTTGCTCCTTTGTTAGAAGGTGATTTGCAAGCTAGTAATAATGTACAGGATAAAGCAATAGGTAATGAGATAATAGGTGAAATTAAGTTCAATTCACCGTATGCCTTGAGGAGACATGAAGAAGAGTATAGACCAGGCAGGCATATGGAATATGATTCTTCAGGTAGACCTGTAGGTTATATTATAGATGGTAGAGGACCGCTGACGAGAAGTAAATCTTCTGTTGACGGGATGGAGCCTGGGAGAAAATATCTTGAAAGGCCTTTGAAAAAATATGAAGGTAAATACCAAAAGTACGTTGCAAATGCAGTAAGGAGGTTATTAGAATAATGATAGTTGAAGATATAGCAAAATACTTAGAAAGTAAAGGCATAGGAACATTTACTAAAGATATCTTTGGTATGGCTATGCCTGATAAGCCTGAAAACTGTGTTTGTGTATATGATGGTGTAAGCAGTAATGCAGATATTTACTCACCTGTGGATTCACCTGGAATACAAATTATTGTTAGAGATAAAACATCAAAGAATGCATCAAATAAAGCATATTCAATCTATAAGCTCTTACATGGGACTATTCAAAGTCAGCAAGTAGGAGCTACTTTTATATATCAAATGTTTGCTCAAGGATTTCCTGAGAGCATAGGACGAAATGAAAAAGGGCTATGGGAATGGTCCATGAACCTAAATTTAAACACAAGGAGGGATTAGCTTATGCCAGTATTAAGTGATACTAGAATACCATTTGGATGCTGTGATATATTCATTGATGGTGTCAAGATGGGTATACAAGCAGATAAGGCTACATTAAAAATTGAACCAGTACTTAAGGAAATAAAGATAGAGGATTTTGGAGACTCTCCATATGATAAAAGGATAGCTGGTTACAAAGTATCCTTTGAAGCTGTTATGGGAAGTGAAAATGCTGAAAACCTTCGTTATGGTTTATTAGCAAAAGAGATATCTGGTGCTGATGGTAAAACAGCTTATACAGATTTACCGATAGGAACCTCATTAAGAGGGTTAGGGAAGCTATTAAGAATACATCCAAGAGAATTACCTGATTCAAATAAAGATTATGATGTTAATATTTTTAAGGCTATACCAGCTACCAAATATGAGAGACCTTATGGAAATGATCAAAGTAAGCTAAAAATAGAACTTGAGGCATTACCAAAGGATGGCTTTGATGCTTCAAAAGAGGAAAACTTCTTTAGAATAGGAGATCCGGCTTTATCTCCATCAACACCAACTATAGCATCATTGTCAAAGACTTCAATTGCAACTAGTGCATTGCCTACAGTAGTTGTAGTTACAGGGACTAACATTAACAGTGGTTCAGTTGTAGTTGCTACTAAGTCAGCTGTAGATACTGTATGCAGAACTTTGTATGATAGTCCAACTCAGTTAACATTTATATTACCTAGTGGATTAACTGCTGGATCTTTTAGCGTAGTAGTTAAAAATGGCTCAGTTGTATCTGATGGTACTGCATTGACATTAACATAAAATTAGGAGGGTATTTATACTCTCCTTTTTAATTAGGAGGGAAATCCATGGAATTAAAGATTAAAGATAAAACCTATGTAATAGAAGAATTAAAAGTTAAAAATTCACAAGTTGTACTTGAAAAAGCATCAAAACTTATTTCAAATATAGCTGCTAACAAAGTTATAACAGAATTTGCAAAGACAATTGATAAGAACATGGAAATGAAAGACTTTGTAGTGGTTGGAACTAAAGTGCTTCCTGTACTTTTGAATATTGCTTTTGATGATACTATTGAGCTTATTGCAGCTACATCCAATATCCCTAAAAAGGAATTAGAGGATATGGGAATTACTAAGCTGTTTAAGATTTTAGAAGCAATAGTAAAAGAGAATGATGTTCAGGAGCTTATGGAAAACCTAAAAAACTCAGTAGGGGCAATAAAGGAAAGAATTCCAATGAAACAAGTGGTGGAACAAAATCAAAAATAGATTTTACAACATCACTTATTGACCTTTTTGCCCATGAATACGGATGGGATTATGAAAAGATAGAAAATTTGAGTTTTAACAAAGCAATTAAGCTTATTTTATCTATTAGAGAAAGACACACAAATGAATTTATTGAAAGGGTTTATATTGCCGGTACCGCTTTAATGGATGGTGAAAAGAGAAAAGAGCTTATTGAAGACTTAAGAGGTGAAAATGAGCTTGATTATATACAAGAAACTAACTTTCATGCACTAGATAATTTAAAGTCTCAAATGAAGTGAGGTGAGGCATATGCAAGTAGGAGAAGTTGAAGCTAAAATAACAGCTACAATAGACGGACTTAAAAATGGAATAACTCAAGCAAAAGAAATATTCTCTGTTGGAATAAACAGCATGAAAGATAAATCTGTTGAAATGAAGCAATCTATGCAAAACATAGATAATGCTGTAGATAAGACAGCTAATAATTTAAAGGATAAAGATGGTACTGCTGGACTTATAACCAGTGTTAAAAAAGGTGCTGTTGAAGCAGGACAAAGTATAACAGAAAACATAGATAATACAATAAAGAAAACTGAAAATACAATCAAAAACGGTGAATTTAGAAGTGGATTGTTTTCAAACATAAAAAGTAGTGCTACTGAGAGTGGACGGTCTGTTGAAAATAATGTTTATAACCCTATAAAAAAAGTAGTTGAATTTATAAAAAATACTGACGGTAAAAAGGGATTCTTTTCAAGTTTAAAGGATGGGGCTGTAGAAGCTGGAAGTGCACTTGAGAAGAATTTAACTTCAATGAGAGATAAGATATTCAACTTTAAAAATCTTATGGCAACAGTTATTGCTGGTGCAGGTACAAAGAAGTTATTTGATTTCACAATAGGTAATGCAGCTCAGTTTGAACAGTATGAAACAGCATTTACGGTTATGCTAGGGAGTGCTGATAAAGCTAAATCAAAACTGAAAGAACTTAGTGATTATGCAGCAACTACACCTTTTGAATTACCTGAGGTTGTAGATGCATCCAGGCTGATGATGGCTTTTGGGCTAGATACTAAAAAGTACCTTGCAGATGTTGGTAACTTAGCAAGTGGAACAGGAAAGCCAATTCAACAAGTAGCTGATGCGTTTTCAAGACTTAAAAGCGGGCAGTTCGGGGAGGCTTTTCAGCAATTAGCTCAATTAGGTATATCTAGAGATATGCTTATGGGTAAAGGGCTTGAATTTGACAAAGGTGGAAGTTATAAAGGTTCAGTAGACAAAGCACTCACAGCAGTACAAGCTATTGTAAAAGAAAAATTCAATGGCATGACTGAAAAGCAAGGGCAAACTATGAATGGTTTAATTTCCACATTCAAAGATAACATAGGTGCTTTTGGTAGAGAAATAGGAGAGAAAGCCTTCCCTAAGGCTAAAGAAGCATTGCAAAGCTTAATGTCAAAAATGGACGAGTGGTCAAAGAATGGTACACTTGATAGAATTGCTAATGCTACAGGCAATATAATAAGTAAGGTTGCTACTGGAATAATTAAGCTTGTTGATGGAATAGATAAGGTAGGTAGCTTCGTATCAAAGAATTGGAATATAATACAGCCTATTTTAGTTGCGTTAGGTACAACAATTGCAAGTTTAATGATAGCATCCAAAATAGGTAAGACTGTTGATGAATTGAAAAAATTAAAAGAGGCTGAAAGTATATTTAAAACAATATTTGGATTTGGACCGCAAGGTCTTATTTTTATTGCAATAATTGTAGCAATTGCAGTAGCTGCAACTTTGATAATTAAGAATTGGGATAAGCTAAAACCATTTTTTCAAGAATTATGGAATAGCATAACTTCAATAGTTCAAGCGGCTTGGAATTTCATAGAGCCAACAATAATGGGAGCTGTCAATAGAATTAAAGCATTTTGGGAAGCTGTATGGCCTAGAATAAAAGAGATTTTTGAATTTGCTTGGAAGTTAATGGCTGACACTTTAGCACCTATACTAACTTTAATTGGTATTCTAATTGAAGGAGCTATAGGATTTATTCAGGGCATATGGAGTAACGCTTGGAACATAATTAAGAGTACATTTAAGTTAGTTTGGGATTTAATAGTTGATATATTGAAATACAATTTTGATGTTATTACAGGAGTATTCAAAATAGCCTTAGATATATTAACAGGACACTGGGGAGATGCTTGGAAACACATAAAAGAATTATGCAGTAATATATGGAATGATATTAAAGCAATATTTGGAGATCTAGGAACTAATGCATTTAATTGGGGGAAAAATCTTATAAAAGGATTCGTTGATGGTATTGAATCAATGATAGGAAGAGTAAAAGGTTCAGCTAGCAAAGTAACAGAAGCAGTAAAAGGATTCCTAGGGTTCAATTCTCCGTCAAAAGAGGGTGAAGGGCGATTCATTACTGTTTGGGGTACTAATATGATAAAGGGTTTCATGGATGGTATTGTAAAACAAACTCCAGGACTTCATAATTTGTTAAACTCAGTTATTCCTAATTTGAATGAAAATATGTTACCAAATGGATTGAACAATACAATAAACTATGATTTTAATAGTACACTTAGTAAGCTACTTAAAATTATAATACCGCTAAATGTTGATGGCACAGAACTTGCAAGAGTTGAGTGGCCTAATATGAGTGAAGAAATGGCTTTAAGAAATCAATTAGCTTCAGTTTCAAAAGGGGGCGATAATTAATGTACAGCATCAATTTCAAAGGATTAGATTCATATGAAGATTTTGGGTTACTGCTTAAAAAAGCCCCTGAGATTCCTAAAGCCACTGAGAATATTGAGGTAATAGATATACCTGGAAGAGGAGAAAAGATTACAAGACGTGATGGAACATATTCTGCAGTCAAAATTAATTTAGAGTTTACAATTGATAATCCAGATTTAAGCATAGAAGATCTAAATGGATGGTTATATGGTGAGGGAGAATTAATACTAACCTATCTTGAAGGATTTTACTGTAAGGTTATTGATATAGATACCTATAATATTGATTCACTCTATATAAAAAAAGGTGCTGAGTTCCCAGTAACATTTACTTGCCAGCCTTTTAGATATAGCGAAAATTTATTTAGAAAATCGAGTGCACCTTTTAGCATAATATACAATGGTACAAAAGAAGGAGATTTAATATTAAAGGTATTTGGTTCAGGCAAAATTACTATAAACGTTAATAATGAGAATATAATTATAAACAATATTAATGAGTATGTAACAATAGATGGAGAGTTATTAGATTGCTATAAGGATTATACGCTTTGCAATAATGATGTTCTTACTAATTTTCCTCAGCTACATAAAGGTACAAATCAAATATCATGGGATGGCAATGTAACATCAATTGAAGCAAGCTATTCTGAGAAATATAGGTAAGAAGGAGGTTGAAGTATGGCTGTAATTAAAGATCCTTCAATTTATTTGGACATAATGCAAAGAATGACTAATACCAAAATGGAGTTCACAAGGCAGGATAAGAACTCTAACTGTATTCTTGCAAACATATTAAAAGAGGGGCAACCATTAGATATAACAGGGTATACTGCTAACATAAATATTGCTAAGCCAGATGGCACAACAGTTGTTGGAACATGTGAAATAGTAAATGCAAGTCAAGGTTCAATAAGATACATGCTTTCAACTAATGATTTAGCAGCTCCTGGAGTTTGCGAATGCAGTATAAAAGTTTTTAATGATACCACGGAACACACTACTCCAAAATTTAAATACAATGTAATAGCTAATATAGATGATGGAAATGAGATACCTAGTACAAATGAATTTACAGCTATAGAGCAGAAATATAATGCTTATGTAAATGATGTAAATCAGATTAAGGAGCAATATGATTTAGCTACAAAAGAAAATACTGTAGTAGAATTAACTACCGCAAGACATGATAGTGTAAATAATAAAGATTTTGGAAATATCGGTGCTAGAATGGATTCTTATGCGACGCATTTGAATGATATTGTACAACAAGAACTTCCTCAAAAGGCTGAAAAAACTGAAACTGCAAATTTACAAACACAAATTAATACAATGGTACTTAATGCTGGGGATTCTTCAGCAGAAGCAGCACAAGCAAGAGTTGATAAAAATAGCATACCATTTGTAACTATGAAAAGTCACTTAGATAGTATAGAAAATGTGATAATGAATGAACTGCTAAATATATTGCCTAATTGGGTAAATGGTGTTTTGAATTCGAGTACTGGAGT